CATCGTCGGAATCCACCTCTCTCCACCCCTCTACTCTCCGAAGTTCGCCGAAAAGAGAATCCTCATGCTGGCCGTCGAGCAGGAGGACGAGCGAGACCTCGGCGAGAGGGTGCGACGGTTCCGAGAGGACACCGTCACGGGGCTGCCTCACGACGCCCTGCTCAGGTACTTCGGATTGACTTGGTAAACGACAGGCCCCCGCTTCCACGGGGGCCTGTCGCTTCTGATCCCTGAGCATTTCTACGTTGCTGCGGATCGGTTCCCCTCGAAACGCCACCGCCGCAGGATCGGACTGCGGCGGCTGCGCTGGGGGAAAAGATGGACAACACTGTAATCACGGATTCGTGCGTGTCAAGTCGTTGCGCATGCGAATCGGGAACTTCATCAGTTGGCGGCGGTACTCGACGAGAGCCTCGCGCTCCTCGGGAGCCGCCGTCTTGAGCGCCTTGCGGATCTTCCGAAGTTCATTCTCGACGCGCTTGATCTCGATCCCGACTGCTACGTCGGCCTCGGGGATCGGCGTCGTCTGGAGACGGACCATCTGCTCGGGCGTCGTCTCGGGCGACGCCATCGCCTCGGCCCTGCGAAGGGCTGGGGCGACCTTGTTCTTCAGTTCGTAGAACTGCTCGCTCTGAGCGCGGGTGTCGGTCGATGCGTCGCCGACGAACGAACGGACCAGCGGGACCTGATTGACCGTGACAGGCTCGGTGCCAGTCGCGATCGTGTACAGGCGGTCGAGGTTGCGCCCGAATCCAGACAGGTAGTAGCCCACGAGGTACTGGAGCGCGTTCGGCGAGACGAACTCCTCGAACGCTCCAGTCGCGTTCTCCCACTCGTCGCCGCCGAGCGTCTCGTTGATCCACTGCGATGCGTTGATCGCCCAGTCTGGCGTGCCGTCGAAGTAGCGGTACGCCTGCGGGCTCGTGTCGCCCGTGAACTTGGTCGGCTGGATCGGTCGGCCGCTGAAGTTCTCGTTGAGGCCGATCTCGACGACGGGCTTGAGGAACGTCGGCGTCAGGGACGTGAGCACTCCTCCCGCTCCGCCCGTGATGCCGCTTCCGCCCATCGGGTTGAATGCGTTCAGGTGGTCGATCACCGCGCCGTAGGCCACGTCCGACGCCGTCTTCGGACCGAGCGTGGCGTCAGCCATGCGCACGCCGAGCGAGTAGAGCGCGTTGTAGCCGTACGGGAGAGGGATCTTGGCGTACTTGCCGCTGCCGCGCGGGTCGAAGATCGGCAGCATCGAGGTCTTCTCGTAGTCTGGGATGTTGTCCCAGTTCGCGTTGCCAGTCTCCTCGTCCTCGCCTCCCATGACGCGCGCCATCGCCGCAGTCACGAAGCCGAGGCCGAAGATGCCGAGCGCGAGCGCCTTGTTCCTGCGGTAGCCTCGGAACACGTTCGTCGTGCCTTGGATTCCCGCGTTCCAGAACATGTACAGCGCGTTGAACACGGGCTTCTTCAGGCCGCCCTTCGCGAAGTCGACGGTGATGTCGCGGGCGTAGAGCGCGGCCTGCGCCTCGCTCGCGCCAGTTGCAAGCCGCTGCTCGAACGCCGCCAGTCGGGTGGCCGTCTCGGCAGCCGTGAAGAACGCGCCGTACCATCCGAGCACGGTCTTCAGCGTCGACCTGTCGTTGGGATCGCGCCGCTCGACGGATCGAGCGAGGCGGTCGAAGTCGACGGCCTTGGCCTCAAGGTCGTTCTGCTTCCACATCATCATCGAGCCGCCTGCGTCGATGAAGTCCCTGTACGAGTCCGTGGCCGCCCTGTTGAACCACGAGTCGCGCATGATGTTCAGCCATGCTCGCGGCCAGCGGGAAAGCATCTGCGCGGTGTCGACGATCCCGTGCTGCGCGAGGTTCGACGCCGCACCAGTCAGGACGTCGCGGACCATGTTGACGGCGGCGAACACGGGGTTCGCTGGGCCAGTCGTCACGAATCGGAAGCCGTTGCCAGCGACCTGAAGCGCCTTCTCGAACGTGCGCAACTCCATGCTCGGCTGCGTAAGGGCAGCCTGAAGGCGCGGGTTGTTGATCTGGATGACGATGATGTCGCCGCGCTCGTAGGTGTGGCCGTTGATCGTGATCTGGGCGTCGGCGTATACGCCGAAGTTCCTCGGCTCGGACATCCAGTCCGAGTTGAACACCTGCTGCACCGTTCCATTGACGCGCATGGGAATCGTCGGCCTGATCACCTCGGCCATCGTCTGGTCGTCGAGCGCAACCACGAGGCGGAGGAACTGCTGGCCGACCTTGTTGCGAGCGACCCGTCGCAGAGTGTCCTCGTGGACGAACGCCACCTGCGAGGTGATGTTCTCCGCCATGCTCTCGCGCCCGAGGCGCTGCGGCATGCCGCGACCCTGAGACGAGAGACCTCGGCCAGTGGCCGTGTTCCCCTCCTCGAACAGTTCGTCGAACGGACGGGCAGGAGCGCCTCGAAGCGGGACGTAGTGGCTGTACCTGCTCGTCAGGGTGTTGTACATCTCCTGCGTGATCAGGCCGTTGTCACGCCGCATGCGCAGGCCCTCGCGCAGCATGCCGCGCCAACGCTCCGCGATCCTGTTCATCTGGCCGTAGCGCCTGCGGGCGACCGCGTCGGCGATGATCCTGCTGGCCTCGGCGTTCATCATGCCCGTGCCGCCGTCTTGGAAGCGAGGGTTGATGCTGGCGATGTACGAATTGCCGTTGTTGATCGCGTGCTGCGCGGTCAGGAACTGGTCCATTTCCTCCATCGAGATTCCGTTCTCGGTCTGGTCTCGGAGGATGTCGGCGTAGTCGCGCTCCGCCTGCTGCTGCTGCGCGACCATCGTCCCGCTCAGGATGCGAGCGCCGAGGAACGGATTGTGCGTGTCGGGCAGCGCACCCCTGAACACGTTCTGCGCGGCGATCTCGCCGTAGCGGCGGAGTTCGTCGAAGCGGTCGATGACCCGAAGTACCGCCGCGTCCTTGATCCCAGCAGCGCCGCGACGGACGCTGAACTGCGACGTGTCTGGGATCACCGATCCAGCGGATTCGCCAGACGCGAGGTCTCTGGCGCGCTGGGCGATGTAGTTGGCGTCGTACTTGGAGACGAGATTCTCGGCCTCTGCGCGCCGATCACGAAGCCAACCGTGTAGATCGGGTCGTTCGGCGAGAGGGCCTTCGTTGAGAATCCGCTCGCCCGTCGGGTCTGCCGCCCAGTCGTGCTCCGTCCCGTAGTTTGCTTCTGCTCTGACATTGCCGATCTCCGTGAAGCCGAACTTCGACTTGTTGTCCTCGTAGAACTGGAGAAGCAGACCATCGAAACGCTCGTCGGTCATGCTCATCGGGACTCCGTTCGAGTCCCTGAAGTTCATAAACAGCATCGTATTGTCGTCGATGCGGGTGAAGTTGCCGTCTGCGTAAACCTTCCCGAACTCGAAGAGAATCTCCTGCGCCTGCTCTGGGCTGACCTTCTTCTCGGTCCTGATCACGATGCCGAATGAATATCGGCCGCCGAGCACCGAGGCATCGATCCCCTTGGCAGACTGGCTGGCCGCATAGTCGCGGGCATCGTCGAGGGTGTTGAACCTCTTCGTGCTCTCTTTGACGTTCCCGTCCTCGGTTCGGCGGGACTTCACGGTGAACATGAGTTCAGCCTTGGCGGCTTGGCTCACGAGAGGAGCGTTCTCAAGTCGGATGATCGGGACCGCGTTCTGCTTGAAGATGAACTTGATCGCAGCCGCATACGCCAGCGCCTCGTCCTGATTGAACCCCTCGTACGCCTTCGGGCGCATGGGCACCAGTCTGGTGATCACGTTGGGGCTGACGGCCTTGTCGTATGTACCGACGGAAAGACCCGACTGGTACATGGCGATGCCGATCTTGTCGGCGAGGGAATCGAACCCGTCGTCTTGGATGAGGATCCGCCTGCTGTCGGAAGTGAACTCGCGCTTCACGTCGTCTGGAGCGCCGACGATGTTGGTGACGACGTCGGGGGACGGGATGGTCTCCCAAGTGACGTTCTGCACGAGACGATGGATGTCGTCTCCGAAGTCCCGTGCGAGTTCGGACGCAGCCTTCTTGACCTCTGGCGACTTGAGTTTCATCGCCTCGCTGCGCCAGTTGGCGAGGTGCTGACGCCTCTGGTCTCCCGACTGCGGATACACGATGATGTTCCGACCCTTGTCGTCCACCCCGCGCTTGATGATGTTCGCGGCGAAGCCACGGGCGTTGGTCCTCGACTTGACTCCCGCGTCCTCGTACCGAGTCTTCATCGCGGTCCAGATGGCGGCCTGCACCTGATGCGGAGTCCAGAGCGGATCGCCTTCATTGCGCTTGGCGTTCAGGCGAGCGGTCAGTCGGCGCGTCTCGTTCTCGGAGAACGAGTACTTGCCGCTTCCCTTGTCGTCGGAGAACTGCTCGTTGACGTACCCGAACGCGCGCGCCATCCACACGTCGATGGTCGCGCGCATCGCGTCGATCATCTCGCTGTCGATGTTCAGGACGCCGAGCGCCTGCGGGTTCCTCGTGACGATGTCGTACATCAGGTTGATGTAGAACGAGTTCGTCTTGCGCCCATCCCACGGCTTGTTGTTGTAGAGGACGTCGATCGCCTTGCCGTCGGCCAGAGCAGAACCGACGTCATACGACGACGCTGGTCGGCCCATCGCCCAGTGTGTGTAGCCTCGGATGGCCTGAAGGGTGTTGACCCAGACGTTGCTGTTCGGCGAGTAGATGGCGAGGAGTTGGATGAACTTCTCAGCCTTCACGAAGTCGAACCCGACGAAGCGCATCACGGCCTGCGCCGACTTCTCGTACCAGTATCGGCCAGCCAGACCCTCTTCGGCGAGTTGCTCAAGGGTGTCGCGCATCTTGTTGAGATCGCGGCGATTCTGCACCCACTCGGGCGCTCCCATGTAGCGCCCCGTCGACGTCTTCGTCGGCTCGTAGTTGACCCACTTGGCATCCGACTCGCTCAGTTTCGAGGTGTCGATCTTCCTGCGGACGGAGAACTGCGGCTCGGCGTCCCCGACGCGGCCCTCTTCCCATGTCCACGAAGGCATGAGGCCGACCTTGTTGTCGGCGAACACCGTTTCCAGCGTCGAGGCGTTCTTGTTCTGCTCCCCGTATGGTCCGTAGTTGAGCCACGAGTTCTGCCCACGGGTCTCCGAGGTCATCGCTGCGACGGCAGGACCAGTGAACAGGCGTACATGAGCCTGCCATGCGTTCTCCTCGCCATCGGATCGGAATCCAGCGCCCTCAAGCCCGTGGCCGAATGCATCATGGACCGCTCGGAACAGGTCGTTCGCGAGCACAGGGCGCATCGGGCCGTCGAGAGATCCGTCGGGCCATTCGATCCCAGTCTCTGACAGCAGAGGGTTCTGCGAGTTGTCGAATTGAGCCGTGCCGAATCCAGCAGCGGTCGAATAGACGCCCATCTGCTTGTTCTGGCGAAGGTCGCGCATTGCGCGCCACGGCTTGGCCTCGTACGGGTCGTTGGTGTCGCCGAAGAACCAGAACCTGTACCCAGCATCGACCAGCGCCTGATATTGCGCGGTCGTCTGCCTGATCATGTCCTCGTATGCAGCGCGAACGGCGGGATCGTTCGGCGCATGCTGCATCTCGGTGAACGCAGCGGCGATCCTGCGGGCACGCTCTGGATCTACGCGCGCATATTCGGACTGACGTCGGAGTTCGATCCCGATCGATCGGGCGTAGCGCTCCGCGACTGCGACGAGGTTCGCGTCGGGTCCAGTTGCCCCTGATACAACAGGCGCACCCGCAAGCGGCGCAAGGCTTCGTACTTCTCCCCTTCCTCCTCCGTCTCTGGCTGGTTCATTCTGGGTCTCCTGCGCATTGCGCGTTGTTGACTGTACATCATCTCGGCGGAAGGAGGCCATGATTCGCGGATCTGCGGTCGGATTCGCGTTGAAATAGCCCTTGATCTGATTCGGCTCGAACGCGACGTAGGTCCCATTACCGAAATCGATACCGTCGAATCCCTGACGACGAAGCCTGTCGAAGACCTGCCCCTGCGCTCTTGCGTAGTTCTCCGAGGTTTCGAGCAGTTTCTGATCCTCGGTTGAGACGTCCTTGTAGTACTTCGCTGGGTTCTTCAGGTTCAGTACGGCTGGAATCACGCGGGATGCCGTATTCGTCATCCTCGTTGCAAATGGATCGGCAAGTGTCGGTTCGGACTTCAAGTCCATGCTGTCGTTCTGCATCGCGTACTGCGATGCCTCTTCAGGATCGATCGTGAACCATGCTCCGCGCTTTCCGATCTTGAACTTCGTGAAGTTCGTGTCCTTCGAGGTTCCGTGATACACGGGGATGAGGGAGCCATTCTCGTCGACGACCTTCGACCCACGGCTCCACACCTTCATCGCTGGAGTCATCTCCTCCTGCGTGATCGGGCGGAGGGAGAACTGCGCCTCCATCGGAGACATCGCGCTAGCCTGCGCCTCTGCGCGCAACTGCTCGCGCTTCAGGCCGCGATCGGTTCTTCGCTGCGCTCTGGCGAACTGCACGCGGAGTCGCGCGGGGACGCGCTCGTACTCCTCGGCTGGAGCGCGGCCAGCGAGGAAGTCTCTAGCGACGGCGTCGTACTTCGCTCCTCCGAACACCTGACGGATGCTCGTCATGGTGTTGCGAAGCAGCAGTCGCCCCATGCCGAAGATGTCCTTCGTCGACTGCTCAAGTTCCATGCGGTCGATCGTCGAGTCGGCGAGGTTCTCGACGATCCACTCGTCCTCGTTGATCAGCCTGTACCACTCGTTCGGATCGAGGCCCTGCTTATCCGCCTCGGTGATGAACTGGTCCGCTGGGCTGACGCCGTTCGTGCCTCGGGTCTTGTTCATCAGGTCCGCTGGATCGAGACCAGTGCGGTCGATGAACCGCTCTCTGGTTCGGTCGTAGTCGTCCGACATGTTCTCGATCTGCTCGTCCGTCAGGTACGGAGTGATCGAATGCCAGAACTCGTGGCCGAACGTCTTGCGGAACGACCCACCCTTGATCGCCTCGGTGGCGACGGAGATCATGTCGTTGGCGAAACTGTACGCGCCCATCGTCTGCATGCCGCTGGTGTTCCCGACCATGCGGCTGATGTTCTTCGGGCCGAGGATCGACAGAGCCGTGCCAGCGCTGCGGCCGACTCGGGATACCAGTTCCTGAGCGAACTGGACGTCCTCAAGCGGCATGTCGCGCCTGCTGTACTCCTGATTGAGCCTGTTGATGATGGCCTTCTCGCCGCGAGCGATGGGCTTCCGTGCCGCGCGAACCGAGAACTCGACGTCGAAGTCGGACATCAGCGACGCCTCAAGCGACTCGCCGACTCCCTGCGGACGGGCGAGGATCCGTCGGGCAACCGCCTCGTCGTCGCCAGTGGGCGACATCGTCACGTCGACTGGGATGTCGGGCAGTTCCTCCTCCACCCCAGCGCGCTCGGCGATGTCCTCGGGAATCGGACGGGTCGATGCGCGCTGCGAAGACGGGCGAGACCCGATGGGCGCGACCTGAGCCTGCGCCTGCGAGGCGAGATTCAGGAACTTGAAGAGCGCGGGAGCAGCCTTCGAGATGATCTCGGAGGCGATGTCTGGATTCTTCGTGGCCTCGGCGATCGCGGCGATCGACTCCCGTGCCTCGTCTTCGGTAGGAGTCTCTCCTCCGCCGACGGCTGCCTGAGCGCCACGGATGCTGAACATCGACTCTGGAGGGAGCGGCTGCCCTGCTGGCGTCGTGGCCTTCATCGGAACCGACGGCTGCGCTGCTGGCTGCGGCGCGGGCTTTGCAGCGGCAGGCGCGACGACCTGACCCATAGGCGACGTCGCGTCGATCTGCGGAGCCTGCGTCGACTCCGCTGCGGCAGTCTGCTCCAGAACCCGAGCGCCTCCCTGCAATTCCCTGTACTTGCGCCCGACCTCCTTGCTGAGGTCCTTGTGGAACTTCAGTTCCGTCTCGGCGATGCCCTTCAGGCGCTGGCGGATCTCGTACAGGAACTGCTTGTTCTGCTTTCCGACCAGACCAGAGTCGACCATGACGGAAGCAAGCCACGAGGCGAACGAACGCAGGCTGCGCTGCTGGCTGTTCCTGTAGGTGCCCTCGAAGTCGACCGCCATCGACATCGTCGTACCGACCACCTCGTTCGGAATGTTCGCCACGCCTTCCTCGGCGAAGGTCTGGACCTGAGACAACTGGGACTGCGCCGACTCCCTCTGCTTCGGAGTCGCATTCGGATCCGAAAGGACCTGCATCGCCGAGTCGTACATGCCTCGGTACATCGCGATGATGTCGAGGTCGGACATGCCGTTCAACTTCGGGTAGCGGGCCCGCATGTACGACGCACCAGCGCGCGCGGCGAGGATCGGATCCATCGCCAGCAACTTCTGGACGTACGCCGCTCCAGATCGGCTGCGGCGCATCGTGCGGTGCGTTCCCGCCTCGTGAAGACCGAGGACGACGGCGCTGCGCGGGCTGATCGCGGATCCGTTCTCTCGGATGAGGAACAGTCCGTCTGGGCTGGCCTGCTCGACGTACGCTCCGTCCATTCGGATCGGCTTCACGATCTTGCGGACGCTTCCGTCCTTCTGCTTGATCGAGAAGGTGACGCTGCCGTCGACGATCGTCGGCATGATTCCAGTGCGCGTCTTCAACTTCTTCTCGTCCGCAGACAGGTTCTTGTCCGAGACGGGCGACATCCGCACCTCGACACGGACGTCACCGTTCTTCGCGTCTCCGATCTCCTTCGGAGTCAGGTAGGCGCTTCGGAACGGCTGGTTCTTGTTCTTCTTGTGGGAGGCGACGTTTCCTCCCACCGCATCGGCGGAGATCGCTCCACGAAGCACAGACACTCCGCGCTTGACGTCGCGCTTCGGCATCGGCCGCTGTTCCTGCGGCGCAAGTCCCTGCATCGTCGCGTCCATGTCGGAGGAACGCTGGATGGAATCGGCGACCTCTCCAAGACGGCTCGTCTCCACCATCTCGACGGTGGCATCACGCTGCATGGCGTAGTGCGCGATCGATGGAGCATGCTTTTCGGCCTGAGCCTTGTCGCTGAACGGGTGGACCTCGATGACCTGACCGTCCTTGGCCCTGACCACGATCGCGCCAGCGGGCACGGAGGTCGTCATCAGGTCTGGCATTCCGACAAGCCACGAGTAGTTCGACTTCGAGATCGCGTCGAGCGCATCCGAATGCTGGTCTGCGCGCGTGAACACCATGACGCCGTCGATGTTCGCCGTCGGCTTCGCGTTGAAGCCCTCGATTCGCATTCGCTCTCGGACATCCTTGCTGAGTACGTTCTGCGCGTCACGCTCGTGGACCATGACGGCTCCACGAAGACCAGCAGCCACCTGCTCGATCTGCTCGTTGACCATCACGGAGGAACGCGCGAGGTTCGACGGCCTCGTGAGAGCCTGACGTGCCGCAGCCGCCATCGGGTCGCGCTTGACGTCTGCCTTCGCAGCAGGTTCCTCGCGCGTGACGGAGGCGACTCCCATCTGCTCGGACTTCTGCTCAAGGGCCGACATCATCATCTCGCCAGCCTTCTGGCGTCGGATCTCCTTGTTCTCGACGGACTGGGCAGCCGTGCCGAGGGCCTTCGCGCCTCCTCCGAGAAGCGCTGTCGACACCGCAGAGACCTTCGCGGTATGCGCAACATCCTCGGCATCCCAGTCCGTAGGCTTGCCTGCCATCGGATCCGTGATGTACTCCTGCACGGACATCGGGAGCAATTCTTCCCCGATCTCGGTCGCGATCATGCCGCCAAGGGCAATGGCCTGCTTGACAATTCCAAACGGCCCCACTGTTCGGTCGAGGGATTCTCCAACGCCCTTCATCATGCGGACGACCCTGTTCGGCTTCAGACCCTTGAAGTACTTGACGCCAGCAAGAGCCAGCATGGTTCGCTGCAAGGTGTCGCCGACGTACTCGGAGGCAACCTCCGCCACGCCAGAGATTGCCCCCGCAGCACGAACCTCGTTCATGCTCGGAGCAGGGGGAGGCTCGACTCCAGCCATCTCAGCAAGTTCGACCTGCTGACGCCAGATGTTCATTCGCTCCTCGGCTGCGTCTCCGTACGCCTGCACGAAGTACGGGGCCATCAGGATAAACCTGACTCTCGGGTCCTTGGCGAGCATCGATGGGATCGACTGGATGGTCGAAGGCACGGCCTCGCCGATCAATGAACCGACGGATCCAGCAGCGCCCTGACCGAACAACTCCGAGTAGCGCACGGGAGCGCTCGGGTCCTTGCCGACGAGTGAGTCGATGTACGACTCGTCGTACGTCGAGTACTGGCCGCTCATGCCAGCGACTGGGGAAAGAAGAGTCTCGGCCCCGTGGCGGAATCCCGTCCTTGCAAGTCCCTTGTACCCCTTCTGGACCGCATCCATGTACTGGCTGCCCTGCTGCGCGACAACCGAGTACGGGTTCATTCCGAGTTCGGAGGACAGGTTCATCAGGCCGCCAGTGGCACTGGCGAATATCTCCTGCGACCCGAGGTACATGTCCTGAACGACGCCGTCGACGAAATCGACGACGGGGTTGCGCTGCTTCGCCTTCCAGTCGAGGTACTTCACCATCGGAAGACCCTTCGACCACTGCTCCGCACGAAGCGACGCGAAGTCCTCGGCCTCGTCCGACTCTGGATCCAACTGGAACTTCTCGACCAGAGCGGCCTTGGTGGCCTCCATGATTCGGTTGCGCTCCGCCTCGACCGTCGCCTCGCGCTGCGCCTGCAACTCCTCCATGAACTTGTCGTCGGTCGGCTTGACGCCGACCTGCTGGAGTTCGCTTACGCGGCGCTGCTGGTCGCGCTGGATGACGGCGTCGATTCCAGTGAAGTTCGGAGCGTTCTGCTGCATGTTGTTCCTCAGATGTCTGACGCTTCATCGACCGCTGGAGCCGCTGGAGCCGTTGGCTTCGCCCTGTTCCCGTTGGTCTGTCCGTCCTGACGCGCCTTCTGGTCGCCCGTAGCCGACAACGGATTGAAGTTCGGCAGCGTGGGATCGTCGCTCTGGTCGGTCGCCTGACCAGCGCCGAGCATCGCCGACAACTGGAGGTTGATCTCCTCGTCGGTGCTGGGCTGGTAGTGGAGGAACCGAACGGCCCACATGTCGAGGGCGCGCAGGTACTTCCTGAAGTTCCTGATCGACTGGTCGGATGCCTCTTCGATTCGTGGGACGTCCATCAGGGGGATGCTCTCGGGGAACAACTGGCCGTACGCGGCAAGATGCTGCACCTTCGAGAACATCGACCCTCCGATGCTGGAGTCGTTGCCCTCCATCGCCATGCGCTGGAACACGCTCTGCCGACCGCCACCAGTCATCATCGTGAGTTCTGGAGACGGCATCATGTTCGCGAGGTCCGAGATGGCGAACGACGTCACGTTGTTCTCCCTGCTCGGGGTCTCTCGGAGTTTCTGGATCCGTTCGTCCATCGCGGAAGGAACGTCGACCTCGATCATCTCCTTGATCGGGCTCTTCGAGTTGGGGTCCTTTGGGACCATCTTCTTGCCACGGCGCTGAGTGAGAGAGCCGAGCGTGTTGTCGATCGCGCGCTTCATGTTGAGAGCCGCGAGTTCTCCGATCTGCGTGCGGTTCCCGTCGCGCTTGTTGTTGACGAACACCTCGTTCAACTGCTGGAGCGCGAACTGAGGATCGACGTCTGCGGTCGCCATCAGGAGTTCGCCGAGACCGCTGGGAAGGTTCGGGACCGCCTTGACTACCTTGTCCACCGCAGTCTTCGCGGTGCGGCGCGCATCGTTGAACTGGATGCGCTGCCTGACCTCCTGACGTGTCCGCTGCCGCATCTCGGCCATCGTCGCCCACTGCTCCATGCCGATCGGAACAGGCGCTCCGTTGATGACGATCGCAGGAGTCCCGTCCTCGTAGAAGCCGAGGTTGAACGTCTCCATTCCGACTGGATCGCCAGCGTAGATCCCCGCCATCGTCAGGTCGAAGTCGTTGATGTCGCTGGCCCGTCCCTGCATCACCGATGCAAACTGGTCTGCGAACTGCTGCTCCCGCTGGTCGACCTGCGGTGCCGCCTGCGGCATCCCCTGCGGAGGCTGGGGAACCTTGGGCTGCTGGTCGTTCGTCTGCGGGATGTACCCTTCGTTCGATGGAAATGCGGTCATGGCATGGGCCTTCCAATCACCAGTCGGGATGCCTTGCGCATCAGGTCCTTGATCGTGTCTGTGGGGTTCATCCGAGAGAGTCGGCGCAGTTCATCCTCCATCCCCTTGGGGATGCGGATCTTGACGCGGCCCTCTGGTCGGACGATCGTGACGAATGCGTAGTCCGTGTCCTTGTTGCGTGCTTCCTCAGCCGCACCGCCACGACGTACCCATTCTGGATCCTCTCCCATGTCAGCGTCGTAGGTAGGCTCGCCCTTTCTGGCGCTCGCTTCTCCAGACGACCACGGCTCGAAGTACGTCTCGTCCGCCATGTCGGCCTCCACGCCACCTCGACGAACCCACTCGGGATCCTCTCCGAGGATCGTGACGTCCTCGCTGACGGATCCTTCGGGATACTCGACGCCCGCTCGCGGAGTCGGAGGAAGCATGTCCTGCGGACCTCCGCGTCGCAGCCACTCGGGATCCTCGCCCATCTCCTCGGCCTGACGCATCAACTCTTCCCTGATCACGTCGACGGGAGGAGCCTTGCCGACGAATGGAGACACGCCGTTCGCGGCCGTCTTCGGCATCATCTGCCTGATCATGTCCTTGAACTCCTCAGTCATCCGACCGTAGTCCACGACATGGGCTCGCTTGCCCTTGTACATGTCGGCGAGCATCTGGCGCTGCGCCATGTCCGCCTCCATCTTCCTGTACGGAGCCTCGCGGCTGCGTCGGGACGCAGCGGACGCGCTCATCGCGGCTCCCGCTCCAGCGAAGATGTTGTTCGGATCGTAAGCCTGAAGGCCAGCGCCGATGCCAGCGCTGATGTCCTCCATGAACCTACTGAAGTCGGTTGACTGGAAACTAGACATGGTTCACCTCATACGATGGCGTTGCCGCCGTACACGCCGACCTGCGAAGTGTTCACGCCCGCGATCGTCCCAGCAGCAGGGGCGTTGAAGAAGTTGTTCAGCGAAGACTGGATCCCGCCCCATCCGCCTGCGGCATTGAACATCGCACCTCCAGCCGAACCGATCATGTTGCCCCACTGCTGCGTCGAGGAACCGACCATGTTCGCCGCAGCGCCTCGGAACTCGAAGCCGAGGTCGAGTCCGCGCTGGCGCATGCCATACTGCGTCGACAGCGCTCCAGTGCGCATGCGGTTGAGCATGTCTCCGTAGTTCGCATACATCGACGACAGCCCAGTCGCGGTCTGAGCCTGAAGCGCCGAAAGACCAGCGCCCATCTGCTGGGTGATACCGCTCACTCCAGCGGCTCGCTGGGCCTCCATCGCCGAGAGCCCGCGAGCGTACTCCTCGCGGATCTGGCCTTCTCGAAGCGCACCCTCGGTGCCGATGCGCTGGACGCTCTGCTGGCCGAAGGTCGTGCCTCCGAGTCCAGTGAAGGCGTTGCGCATCGTCGCCGACTGCTCTTGACGGGCCACGGTCGCGCGCAGCATCTCGATCGTCGACTCGCGTCCCGTCCTGTACTCGCCGATGGCCCTGTCCATTCCAGTCTCGTACTGGCGGCGCGCCTCGGTGAACATGTCGCGGTAGGTCTGGGTCGCCCTTCCCATCTCCGTTCGGTACAGGTCCATGTTCTGAGTGCGCTCGTTCGAGTACTGCTCAAGCATTGGCTCAAGGTCCGCCGCATAGCGGTCGGCGAGGTCGCCGTATTCCTGCATCGCCGCGCGGCCGATGGCCCGAATCGCCGCCCGACGGGCATGCTGCCCACGGGATCCGAGGATTCCGCCAGTGACGGTGCCGATAATGCCTCCGAACAGGCTCATGTTGTCGCTCCTCTGCTCTTGCCTACCTGAGATACCTTGAACGACGCGCGCTCGATGGACCAAGGACGTCCGTCGCTCGCGACCGTGACGTACATGGCCTCAGCGCGGATCCGCGTCTTGATCGCCTCGTTTCGGCCTGCGACGAGCGTGCCGACCTCCGTCACCTCCGCACCAGAGAACGACGCTCCAGACACCAGAGCGCCGTCTGGCGGCGCGTCCACTGGGTCGTCGATCTGGGTCGTGTACTGGCCGTTGGGGTCGATCGAGGTCGTGTCCTGCTCGTACTCGACCTGAGCGGCGTTCCACTTGATGCGCCAGACTCCAGCCTCGTACACGAGCGTGTACTGGCTAGGTCCATCGTACGACGCCGAGGTCCCAGAAGTGAACGGATCGGCCTTGATGTACTCGCCGAACGGCTTGGTGGCGAAGCGGGCGTCGATCAGGTTGTCGGGCGTCGTCGTCGACGCCGTCCCGCCGTCGTACAGCGTCATCGAGACGGGCTGCACGGCGTCCTCGCAGTCGACGACCGTCTCCCTGATGTTGGAGACGAACAGCCTGTCCGACTGGATGCCGACCGCCAGTTGCGCCGTGTCGCCGCTGGACACGCTCACCACGGGCGGCGTGCTCAGGTCCTCGAAGTCCGACGGAACCTCGTACTGGTCCTCCGCCAGATCAATCCTGATCTCGCTGAGGAACGCACGCTGCGGGAGCGGGGCAAGGATCGGGCCGAGCGTCAGGCTGTTGCGCACCCACTGCGCCGCCTGATCGTCGTTCGTCATGTTGAGGCGGAACCCGTCGATGCCGACGGGATACGTCTTGTCCATGACGACGATGGCGTCCTCGCCGCACAGGAAGAACCGACCGTTCTTGCTGCGCGACTCGCCCATGTAGATCACCGACTCTGGGGCAGTCATCTTTGGGTCGTAGAAGCGCTGCGGCCAGAAGGAATCGGTCTTCGAGTCGTAGTACAGGTGCAGGCTCGCCGAGTTCGCGCCGCTGACCGACAGGAAGATCCAGACGCCCTCGCGGTCTGGGTCCCAGTGCAGGACAGGCCAGATCTCGCCAGACGACGTCCCAGTGAACGACAAAGGCGCTGGAGTCTGGGCGATGTCCAGACCGACGGGCGACTCCTTGATGTTCTTGTCGTCGTCGAGGATCGTGGCCGACGCTCCAGCGCCAGTGCCGTAGCCAGACGCGATCGAGCGCAGGGTGCCGCCAGCGAGGTTGCTGCTGCCGCCGATGGCGGGTGTGCCGAAGTCGAGGCGAAGGAAGAACGAGTCCAGCCGCCCAGCCGAGATGCGGTTGCCTCGGTTGAAGTTGAAGTCGTTCGGGTTCAGCAGGTAGAGCCCGTCGCGCCCGAGGACGTACGCGCTCTTCTCCTGACCGAAGCACCATGCGCGGCGTCCAGCGATTCCGATCGACTTCGTCAGGCTGACCATCTGCGCGCTGGCGTCGTACTCTGGATCGGTCGTGAGGAACGAGAACGAGTTCGTGCATGCGAACATCAAGCCCGTCTGGCCGAACGGGAAGATCGCGACGATCGGGTCACCGACCGTTCCGTAGTTGTTTGCGGCAGAGGATCCACCGATCGCTCCGATTCGCAGGTTTCCAACAGCCCAACCATCAGATGATGTGCTACCAGTGGTGTGGGGGTACGGAAGATCAGGCCCGCAGGCGAACCACAGCGACGGGTAGTTCTTGTAACCAGCGATCACAAGGCGAGCACCCCATCGGCAGATCAACGTGGCCCGTGTTCCAGCCGCAGCACCACCTAACCCATCAGTGTGATATGGACCATGTATACTGCCACCCGCTTGTCCCCAAGATGTGACACCAGAAGTGGGAAGTGAGCCAACTGGGTCACTCAAATGTGCCATGACGTACGCAGTCCCGTCCACGAAGTAGAAGTGGTCGTGGAACTGCACGCCTTCGACTGGGCCGCTGGTTACGAGTTTTGGGGTGCTCTGGTTCGTGAACAGGCGCAACGTCGCCGTCGGAGACTGCGGGTCGGCGTCGTAGACCAGCCCGTTCCGAACGATGATGAGACGCTCGACGAGCGTCCCGCTCTCGTAGATTCGGTACGAGCCGATGAACTGGACGTTGTCGATGTCCGCGCCCTCGGACGTCACCCACTTCTTCGTGCCGTTGCGCGTTCCGATCCTGATCCGCCCGTTCCACACGTCCGTCGGCATCACGTTGATGCAGGAAGGCGTCATGCCCTCGGGCACGGTCGAGTACGCCGACTGCTCGGTGAAGCCCTTGAGCGGAAGTTGGACGGGAAGCATCGTCACGAGACGCGAACCAGCGTTGCCCAGAAGGTGTTGGTAGGAGTGGTTCCGCCGTTGACCGACGTGGTAGAGGCACTGCTCGTGTTCACGTCCAGTTTCGCGTAGTTCCCCGTGGAACTACAAGCAATTCCCTGCCAAGTGCCAACGACAGACCGAAGGTTTCCAATGCCAGCGGAAGCGATCGTGAACAGACCAGACGTGCTCGTGCCGCTTACCTGCACGCCGATCGAGGTTCCGTCCACTGCAACAACCGCAGTCTGGCCGATTCGGGCTCCGTCGACGTACCCCTTCGTCGCGGCGTCCGTGTTGTTGTTCGGCGTGGCAAGGCTTGTGATAAACCCATTCGTCATGTTTAGGTCGCCGCCGACCACGAGGTTCGATGCCAACGTCACGCCCTGCGCAGATCCGATCGTGATTGCTGCCGTGCCATCGGTCGACAACACCAGCGTGTTGTCAGCAGGGAACGAGATCCCCGTGTTGAGGTCGCCGTTGTTGGCGATGGACGGATTGTTGGCACTGCCGTCCGCGAACGTCGCCACGCCCTTCGCGTCCAGCGTCGTGCAGGTGATCGGGGTTCCAGTCGAAGCATCCGTCGCCCAGTTCGTCGTGTGATGCCACGCACGCCAAGCCGAAGCGCCTCCGTCGTAGATGCGCTGGTAGAACTTGCTGGGAACCGTGCCGTCTCCCTCGACGTGGACGAACTGGATGGCAGATGTCCCGAACGTCAGCACCAGCATGTGCGCTGCGCCGTCCGTGCTGGCAAAGGTGATCGGCCCATCGGTCACGCCGACGGGGTTAGAGAACGTGAATCTGCCGAACTTTCGTAAAGCGGCGTCATTGAACGTGGAAATGGACGTCGTCGTACGTTCTGGCAGCGTGCCCGCGAGGTAGTCGAGCGCGTTGTACGCCGTCGCAGTCGTGTTGCCGCCGATCTTGACGCCTACGACGGTGTTCGACTCGATCTCAAGGCCGACCTCGCCAGCGGAAAGCGTGTTCGCAGCCCAGTTGGCGGCGCTGTCTCGACGCAGTTGGATCTTCGCGGTCACTGTTCCTCCTCCTCGACGTAACTGCTCGGGACGATGTACCAGCCCTCGGGCAGACCTACCTGATTGCCGCTCAGGACCCACGTCCCGTCGACACGGACCCACACCCGTGCGCGGACGTCTGGGCCCAGACGCATCGGACTGTCCTCTGGCACGAACACCGTGCGGTTATTTCCGCAGCCACTCGCGAATGCGAGCACCAGCACGGCGAAGAGAATCGCGATCAGGATCGGCTTCAACAGCAGACTTGTCGGCCGATATTCTGCGATCCAGCCACGCGATGAGCGATACCGCGATTTGCGCGACGATGCGTTCGAGCACGGGGCGTTCTCCGAGTACCAGTCGTCGTAACCCTGCGTCACTTGGCCCCCGCAGCCTCGCTGCTGACGTTGTTGTCACGCGCGAACAGCAGGCCCGCGCCCGCGATCACGGCTGCGACCACCGCGCCCCAGTCCGCTACGGTCGCGGGATCCGCGTCGAAGGTGGCCGAAAGCGCGCTGCCCACGGCCACGAGGATCGCTCCGATGCCCGCCGCCGTTGTCTTCCAACTGCTCATTTGATCGTCCTCTCTAGGTTCTCCAGCCTGCGCTGGATGTCTTCCAGTGTCTTGCTGTGCGTGGCGTCCGCCACGGCGGCGGATGCCTGAGCACGGGCAAGGTCGTTCACGACCGTTGCCAGTTTGTCCAGATCCGTCCGAGCCCTGTCCAACTGCTCGGTCTTGGACCCGAACGCGAACAGGAGTGTCGCGATGCCGACGAGCATAGTCACGATCTGCAAGAT